GCGTATGAAAACCACATTAAACTATGCGGATAATCTTTCTGTACAAGATTTCCTACGAATACTACTGCATAACAAAATGTAGCTATGGCTATAGCGATAACTGTCATCATTCTTCCTCTTCAAAAGGGGCGTCGGCACCTTCAATAGCACCATCGACACTTTCCGCTACTACTCTGTTTTCATCCCTAGTTCTGAGTTCTAATAATCTCGCGTATTCTCCACGCATGTTCATATTAATATAATTACCGTCTTCCATGCCGGGACCGTGCCTGGCTGTTATTGGAACCAGTTTTCTATTACCACCTCCCGGTCCATCTTCGGCAATTTCTTCTGGTGATTTCATTTTAAATATCGAAAAGGATGTACACAGCCATACTAATCTATCAGATCCACTAACGGTATCGGTTGACTCTTTAGTTATCCCATCTCTATTTAGCTGAACAAAAGCCAAACAGGGAAAATCATATTTTACAGCCAAGTTATGTAACTCTGTAATCTGGAATCCTAACGCTTGATACTCTTGAATATGACCAGAAATAGATCCGGAAGACATCAATTTGAGATAATCATATACGACAAGACAAGGATTAGTCCTACCGTTCTCATCTTGTCCTACATCCTGAATTAACCACCTTTTGATGATATTCATTATTTGGTCAAAGGATTTGCCAGCCACACTGGCATAGTTATATGGCATCTCCTTAATTTCGTCAACCGCTTTTTGTACATTTATGATCTTTTCTTGTTCATCTACGAATTTGCCTGTACCCACATCATTGATCGGTATACTACTAAGGTTTGATATAATTCTATTTAGATGATCTTCCTGTGACATCTCTGTGTCTAACATGAGGACCGGAATTCCCTTCCGAGCAACATATATAGCTACATTGTCACCAAATACACTCTTGCCAACTTTAGGTCGTGCAGAAACTAAATCGACACACTTTGGTCTTAATCCACCACCAATAGCAGCATCATACCTATTGTAACCAGTAGTTATCCCAACTTGATCACAACGATTCTCCATAAGGAATTCTAAGTATTCATCAATCCCCTCTCCTAATTTGTCCGACTTATTGTTACCATCGTCCTCGCGTAGAAAATCGGTAATCGGACTTTCCATGAGATTGATTATCTCATCGATACTCTCATCACCATTTATGCCTTCTACATCCTTGGCTATTCTCAGTGTGAGTTTCTTTATCTTACGAGCAAATTCAAACTTCTTAATTTGTGCAGCGAAATAAACAATGTTATCCTTACTTATCGGAAATTCAAGTAAGGAATTGATGTACTCTAATTCTTGAGTAGAGTTGACTACTTCTGACAAATTTAACTGTTCAGCAGCAGACAGTATTGCTGGAAGATCGATTGTTACTTCACTCTGCAAAACCTTTTCTACGCATTTATATAGAACCTGATTGTTCTTATGCGTAAAACTGTTGACATCTATTATGTCACACACTTCTACATAGGATTCCATTCCATACGCAAAGAGTCCAGCCAGAACTGCTCGTTCTGCTCCAACATCTGACAGCTTGTGTCTCATCAATTATTGTCCACCACACTTGTTGCACCGTTGAAATTCACCATATACAGTCCTTGGATCGACATTAAAAGACTTACCACATACATGACATTCAACACGAGATTTCTTAGGAGACTTTCTCCTTCTTGTGACCGGTTTGTAATCAGGTGTATCATTCAAGTCATCACGATGTTCACTAAGATCATCAGTCCACGTATTTTTGCCAGCTACCACTTTTCTATCTTCCCTTTTGTGTTTGGTTCTGGTCACAGAAAAGTCGTCATTAACTTGTGCTGCGACCACGGAATCTCCATTACCTGGAGTGGAACTACTTTCTGTATTAGAAAGCAACTGTTTTAGTAACGCATTCTTTTCGTCGTCGGTCATGTTGCTGATATTAAAATCATTAACACTCATTTTCGTTTACCTTTCTCTAATAAACATTCGGCCATTCTCCGTACATTAAATTCTTTACTCTTAAGAGATCTGATTCTGGATTCTGCTACATTTTTGAATTCTATTAATTTTTGAGCAACAGTATTTTCTTGTGTAATCATAGCCACCTTAACATTGTGGTTAACATAAATGTCTTGTACCTCTTTATAATCACGAGCAATTATTTTGTTGATAGATTCTTCACAAAAACCTATAACATTTTCCTGCTTTGATCTTTCGCTATTTATATGGTCAGCATATGCGTACATCAAAAATGCATAATTAAAACAATCACCTTGTGAGATGCTATTTAATTCATCAAGTGAAAATGATTCAGCTTCTTTCAATTCTTCGCGAAAATTAGATACTCCTAAGTTTTTATTTGCTATGTATTCATCAATCCTATCGAGAAACTGCATAAGCCTCTGTTGTATATTAGAATTGTTCAATTTGTTCTCTCCAAGTTTCTACATCGTCACTATATTTCAAAACGATTAGTGAGATTTCATTTAACTCACACCAATCCTGCTTCAGGTTATCTCTCTTAAGAGATTCTTTGAATCCCGCCATAGACTTGTGGAAGAAGCCACAATACTCATAATGCTGCTTACCGTGAACCTCAACAGCAAGTTTAACATGTGGAATGAAAAAATCAAGAAATAATGTAGACTTTAATCCTTTATTCCTACTTCCAGGAAGCTTGACTTCTTCAAGAATCCAATGGCTACCATAGATATCGTTCAACATCCCCCTAGCTGATAAATGTAATTTTGATCTTGGTCGTTGGTCATTGTTGCTCACGATATATTTATGTAATTGTATCTTGTAATCTCTGTTATTGAGACCTTTGATTTTCATAGCAACTGCAACTTATCCTGCAAGATTTTGCAAAGTGCTGGATATCTACTCAAGAACTCTGATACATTATCAACACCCTGAACCTTAAAAAACTTTTCTATTTCTTCAGGTTTACTAACATCTACGCCCTCTTCCTTTAATACTTTTTGTATCTCTTCGTTGTCAATATCGTCTATAAATGTATTCAAAGTAAACCATGAGCCAGATTTTTTAATTAGTGATAGGTCAGCAGCAACATTAGCTACTTCTTTAGCCTCATCTATGCCTATTCCGTATCTTATCCAACTCTCTGTCTTTGTGTTTGGAATTCCTCCAGCAGCAGAGGTTTTAATCAACCAATTAACCTTTTGTCCGAGATCTTCACCAGCAGTGGACTGCCAACGTTCTTTATGGGTTATCACCATATTTGTACTGGCTTGGTACTGCAACTGATTCCCGCTATCAGATTTTTTTTCAGGACTCCATTTAGAACCACCAGTATTTGCTATGTTATGAGTGATACAAATCATAATAATACGGTTTTGCCTAATATCTGCTGCGGTTCTTTTTAAGAAGATAGATAACAATCTAGGTAGCTGTGCTCTTACTCTAGATGTTAATGCACCAATCATCTCTTCTTCTGGTAACATATTAGATATAGAGTCAACGATGATAACAGCACCTTCATCTGATTTAATTACATCTGTTATAAAATCCAGATACTGGTTAGCAGATTTCATTTCGTCATGAGGACCAATAACATTTACATCATCAACATTTAAACCTTTGATTCCTTCAAGATGTTTTTTCTCTAATCGACATTCTGTGTCTACATAATATACCCTCTTGCCCATAGCCTGTGCTTTGCTGGCAATGTGTAAACAGGTCACACTCTTACCTGTCTTTGGGTCACCCGTCATTACGACCACTTGACCCTCTGTCAAGCCACCACCCAACGCATCATCTAATGCTGGAGACACGCTAAGATTCTTCAGGCTTAAAATACTATCTAGAACCTTGTTGCCTTTAGTGATCATATCACCATGAACTTTATGTAATGAATTACAGATATCATCATCTTGGAATTTAGCTGGCTTTTTACTCTTTCTTTTTACCATCAAATTTCATATTCCTTAATTGGCTAAGTTTTGATCTTTTTCCAAATGTAGCAGATCTTGTTTCTGGATTCTCTTTTATGTCAAGGTCTTGATTTTTATCGAGATTGTCTTTTACGATCTTGTCATATTTTTCAATTATAGGAATGGCACCTCCATGTTTCAGCGAGAATATTCTTTGAAACTCAAATTCAGAAGAACGAATTGCTTTAAGAATACCAGCTTCGCTGTATTTTTTCAGTAGTTTATTCGCCTCAATTATTTGGTTTAAAAAGGTGGTAGTCCACGGATCTATATTCCAGAATTTATATGGCAGCGAACCCTGATTTTTAAACTCCGCATTCTTCATGCACATCATTTCTGCAATATAGGCTGCACAGGTACAATGTTCACCAGTAGACTGGTGCTTATACTTGCTTTTGTCAGTTCTTTTTCGCATAAATTAAAGCTTCTTCAAAACAATCCTCAATGTTATCCACAACTTCTTTGTCTACAATTAGTTCGGGAACAATCCACATCTTCTTATACACTTTATTCTGCTTCAATATCCCGGTAGTGAAGTAATTTTTTGTAATTCCTCCGAATTGACCCATAACAGAACGAACTAAATAAATACCTTCTGCATCTGTTAGGTCTATAT